AGAAGGATTTTTTGATAAACATGGAAGACCAATCGTTACTGACCCTGATTCTCCTGTGGACGGCCTTGATGGCCTCGATGTTTCGCAAGGAGCTCGGACGTATCTTAAGAATGAAAGGGAAGCGCTAAAGCACAACCCTTCGGAGCTGAACGAGATAACCAGACAGTTTCCGTTCACAGAGGACGAGGCGTTCCGAGACAGCATCGAGGGGAGCCTCTTCAACATCGGCAAGATCTACCAACAGATACAGTACAACGACGAGCTATATCCGAACCCCGTCGTACGAGGTAACTTTATCTGGAAAGAGAAAGACAAAGAAGCCGTCTTCTCCCCCGACCCGAACGGAAGGTTCCGTGTCGCCTGGATGCCTCCTGCGGATCAGCGCAACGTCATACGTAGAGAGAGAAACAAGCTTGTGGCCCCGTTTGCAGACAGAGGCTGCGGGGGTGTCGACTCGTACGACCTCGATGCCACTGTAGACGGAAGGGGCTCTAAGGGGGCGATGCACCTGTACAACAAGTTCCATATGGAGAACCCGTCAAATATGTTCGTTCTAGAATATGCCTCGCGTCCAGATCTGGCGAAGATATTCTACGAAGACGTACTCATGGCTGCGTTCTTTTACGGGTACCCGCTCCTCGTGGAAAACAACAAGTACGGTATTGTGAGATATTTTGAATCAAGGGGTTACGACGGGTATCTTATGGACAGACCCGAACACCTGCGCACTCCGAATTCTAAAATCAACGTCAAGACCAAAGGTATACCTTCGAACTCTCAGGACGTCATACAGGCGCACGCCCAGGCCATAGAGGCATACATCCACACGCACGTCGGAGAGAATTATGATAGTGGAGAATACGGAAAGATGTATTTTAACCGAACGTTAGAGGATTGGATAGGATTTAAAATCAACGATCGTACAAAGTTCGACCTTACGATAAGTTCGGGGCTGGCTCTGTTGGCGGCACAGAAAGTCAAACAGAGGCCTAAATCGGACTTCGCGGACAAGGTGTTCTTCCGCCGATATAAGACGATCGGATGATTTATTATATTTGCAAAAATGTATACTTCAGGCGATATAACAAAAAAGGGGACGTTTCCAGATCCTCTAGCCCCCCGTGAGACTAAATCTTCGGACAAGTATGGCCTGCAGTACGCAAGAGCTATATACTCTCAGTGGGGGAAGCAGAGCGACTCTACGTCGCTACTCGGTAAGAGAAACAAGGTGTTTGAGCGCAACAGAGACTACTCTAACGGCACGCAGGACACCTCTATATACAAGCAGCTTCTGAACTCTCTTTCTCCGAACAAGGGAGACGGTAGCTTGCTCAACCTCGACTTTACCCCCGTACCGATTCTTCCTAAGTTCGTGCGGGTGGTTGTAAACAAGATTCTCTCTAAGGATCCGTACCCGAACCTTGAATCCATCGACCCTCTGTCTTCTTCGGAGAAGAACAAGATGAAGGATAAAGTGAGGGTGCAGGTAGAGAACCGCGACGCACTTCTGCAGCTCAAGAACAACACAGGACTGGTTTTGGACATCGATCCAGAAGAGCTCCCAGAGAGCCTCGAAGAGGCGGAGATCTTTCTCGATACGAACATCAAGACCGATGCAGAGATAGCCGCGCAGATAGCCACGAACATGACTCTGGAGTGGTCGGATTTTAACGACACTACGTACAGACGCTGTGTCAACGACATCGTGACTCTGGGTATGGCCGTCACAAAACGGAACAACGATCCGAGCGAAGGCATCAAGGTAGAGTACGTAGACCCTGTGGACTTTGTGCACAGCTACACCGAGGACCCGAACTTCACGGATCTTATCTACGCAGGACACATCAAGCGCATCTCTATCGGGGAGCTGAAGCGTATATCTGGAGGCTCTCTCGAAGAAGAAGATTTCAAAGAGATCGCACAGAAAGTAAAGAACTCTTACGGGAACGACTCTGCAGACTTCTCCAAGACGCGCTACGACGAGAAGATGCAGCGCACAGAGTACGGGTACGACAACTTCATGGTGGATGTGCTCGATTTCGAATTCAAGTCTGTCGACTGCATCTACTTCGAAGAGAAAGAGAACCAGTACGGGAACGTAAACTTCTACATGAAGGGGTACGAATACAAAGAGCGCAAGAACTCTGTATTCGAGCGCAAGCCTCATAAGATGGAGGTAGAGTCTGTGTATTCTGGAAAGTTCATCGTGGGCACAGACAAGCTCATAGGATACGGTCCTGCACGGAACGTACCCAAGAACGTGCACGACATCTCTCGCGCACGTCTCTCTTACTCCGTGGTGGCCTCGAACATCCGCCGCATGGTGCCTAAGTCTATGGTGGAGAGCTGCATAGGCTTTGCCGACATGTTGCAGCTTACGCACCTCAAGATCCAGCAGGCTGTCGCCAAGGCTAAGCCAGACGGGTTGATTATCGACATCGAAGGATTGGAGAACGTCCAGCTCGGAAAGGGAGGGGAGCTGCAGCCTCTGGAGCTGCACGACATCTACGAGCAGACGGGTGTGTTTTATTACAGAAGCAAGACCCCCGACGGGGCTCCGTCCGCACCTCCGATACAGCAGATACCGAACGCTATACGGAACATCAACGAGATGATTTCGTTGTACAATCACTACCTGCAGCTTATCCGCGACACTTCGGGGATTAACGAGCAGATGGACGGAACTACGCCTAAGGGGGAGGCTCTGGTGGGGGTGCAGCAACTGGCTCTGCAGCAAGGTAATAACGCCATCCACGACACGATGCATGCATCCATGATGCTCTACAAGCGTGTGTGTCAGGATGTCGTAAAGTGCCTGCAGATAATACCTACGGATTCGGTCCTCTACAAAATCTATGAGAACGCCATCGGAGAGTCGAACATGGGGGTGCTGAGTTCTTTCGCAGACCTGCCTATGTACAACTTCGGGGTGACGGTTCAGAAAGAGATGGAGGAGAAAGACAAAGAATACCTCGAACAGAACATCCAGATGGCCATACAGCAGGGACAGATCGACCTCGAAGACGCCATCGCTGTGCGCGGCATGAAGGATGTAAACCAGGCAGAGCGCCTGCTTATGATACGCAGAAAGCGCCGCATGAAGGAGCAGCAAGAGGCTGCCGCACAGAATTCGCAACAGCAGGCACAACAGGCGCAGCAGGCTGCAGAAGCCGCAGCGCAGGGTGAGCAGCAGAAGATACAGATGGAGGCGCAGATACGTCAGCAGGAGATGCAGCTCAGGGCCCAGCTCGACCTACAGCTCGAACAGGCTAAGCACGAGATGCGCAAAGAGATAGAGATGATCAAGGCACAGGCTACGCTCGGATTCCGCGAAGACGATCAAAACTTCAAAGAGAAGATCGAGGTAATGAAGGAACAAAACAAAGACCAGCGGCAGGATAAGCAGATCGAGGCACAGGCGATGGAACAACAAGAACAAGAATAATGGCTACAGCAAACCTAGACATAGCAGAAAAGTTGGATATCGTCTGTAAGAGAGGCGATTCGTTCAATATGACCATTACGATGACCGATTCCACAGGCTCCCCCATAAGCCTCGCAGACTATACCTTTTCTATGGAGGTAAAGAGTAAGCGCATCGAAGGAGGCCGCGTCGCAGGAATAAACAACCAGCACGTATACGAAGAGACTATCCTCGAAGACGAGAGCATCACAAAAGCCGTCGTCGCAGCCTCTGGACAGGTTAGTTTCTCTGTAGCCGCAGAAACAATGAAGGCGCTTTCTCCAGGCGTGTATGTGTACGATATACAGTACGACAACACATCGGAGGTGCGCACAATACTTGAGGGTCTGTTTAAGATCAATCCAGATGTCAGCCTTACTGCATAAACGCGATGCCTATATCTGTAACGACATCGGATCAGTACAATCTAAGCGTTGTATTAAACGACGGTAACACCGTAAACCTTACGACTACGGCTACTTCTGTGGCCGTGACACAGGCATCTCCGATAAATGTAACGGTAAGCTCCAAGGGCCCTAAAGGGGACCCAGGTTCTGCGTACGAAGGCGAAGGCGTGGTAAACACGCTCAACGGGATGTCTGGCACAGTCACAATATCTGGAGACGGAGACGTAAGTGTGACGGACGACGGAGAAGGGAATATATCTGTAGGTTACGAATTTCTGTACAACAACGCTACGGCTATGCCCGAAGAGGTCGGGGCATTTCCTGTCGGAACCACCTTTTCAGACGCTACTCTTGATCAGTTGTTTACAGGTCTTCTATACCCATATCAAGATCCTGTGCTTACTGTAACTACTAATCTTAGTTCTACATATGAGTTTGGTGATGACATCGCTAGCGCCACGATATATTTGAGCGCCACCAACTCATCAAACGTTGAAGGTGGGTCGTTATCTCTTTACAAGGCTACTGGAGGAGGAGGACAGTCTCCAGCACAAACGCTTATCGACAGCGGACTAAGCTTGAGTGACTTTTCTGGTGGGTATACTTACACTCCAGGAACCCCTATAACCTCAGCAGTAGCCAACGGATATGTTTCTTTTAGGGTTGTGGGGCAAGATACAAACGGAAGCACTATAAGTGATTACAGTCCTTATTCATACTGGAGATATAGGGTCTTTTGGGGGAATAGCAGTTCTTCATATCTGTCTGTTGTTTCAAACCTTTCTGACAGTACTCTTGATGCAGATAGGAAAGGAACTAGAGCCTTTGATTCTGGCACTAGCGTGTATAAGTTTTTCGCATGGCCTACGGGTCTTGGGACGCCACCAGCGGCTCCAAATGGTTTTAAATTTGACAACGGTACAAACGTTCCCATGGCCACTACTAGCGACGATGCAAACTTCTCAAACACCGACTCTAGTGGGTATAACTATCAATCAATTACAGAGACGGTAAATGGCGAGATTATAACATATAAGGTTTATAGGAGTAAGAATCAGATTAACGGGGCGTTAAACATTACAGTGGATTGATATGGCAGCTATTGAGGGTTCAGTAACAATAGGCGGGTTTATAGCCCCATCAGATACTACGGATACGTATGCTTCCCACGTAGACATCTACGGTAGAGGTGGTATGCGCTCTGTAGCAGACAATACAGAAAGAGACGCTATTACTTCCGACAGAAGATCGGAGGGGATGTTTGTATACGTCATTGACGATGCCACGCTATATACTCTTAGCGGAGGTATAACTAATGACGAATGGACAGAGGTGGAGCTCGGTGGTGGTGGTGGTTATTGGGAGCAGGTAAGCGAAAGCACAAGCATTTACTTTGTTCCAGGGAGTGGTGATGGCAACGTCGGTATCGGGACTACTACACCAAACTATCTTCTTGACGTAGAAGGCTCTGGCGCTGGGGCAAGAGTATATAACACTGCTGGTTCCACATCTGTTTATCTTACGACACCAGCTGCTCAAAATGCCAGTCTTTACTTCGGGCCAAGCACTGACAATAACGAAGGCGGTATTACATACAGAACCGCTAGCAGCTCTATGGCGTTTACGACGAACACGTCGGAAGCCATGCGCATAGACTCCTCTGGTAACGTAGGTATCGGGACTACTACACCGTCTTCTAATCTTCATATATCAGGAATAACTCAAACTGGAACCCAGGTACCGTTTAGAATAGAAAATAACACTGGCAACACTAAGTTCCAAGTAAATTCCTCCTCTGGAGATTATGTGCTCCAGTTTAAAAACGCCGCTAACGTAATAAAGAATCAGCTGCATTCTAACGGAGCCAGTTACTTTAATGGTGGCAACGTCGGTATCGGGACTACTACCCCATCAGCAAAGCTCGATGTAGTCGGGTTGGCAAACATCAATGACGGTAGTAACAACGTCATGATCAGCTCTGGCAATACTGCTATGGCCGCTAGTAGTGGGGCTAACAACACTGCTGTTGGCTATGTGGCTGGACTTACTAATGCATCAGGAAATAACAACTCTTTCTTTGGAAGGGCCGCAGGATATTACTCTACTGGATATAACAACGTTATGCTTGGTATGGAGGCTGGGTATGGTAGCGCCACTTCAGCCTACTCCAACACAGTCGCAGTCGGTTATCAAGCGCTGTATGACTTGACTTCTGGGGCAGAAAACACTGCTGTTGGTTATCGGGCTGCAACCAATCTTACCACTGGAAACTACAATACTGCGATTGGGTATCAGGCACTTGTTAACCCAACCTCAAACAACCGCGCCACAGCAATAGGATACAAAGCAGCAGAGTACGCTGGGTATTCTGATGTAGCGGTTGGGTATACTGCTGGCCGTTTTTCAGCAGGAGGAAATTCCACATATGTTGGGGCTGGTTCTGGACACTATGCTACTGGAAACAACAACGTCTTGCTTGGATTTGAGGCTGGATATGGTGTTTCAGGGGCATCAACTTACTCTAACACTGTCGCTGTAGGTAGAGAAGCTCTTTACTCTCTGACTACTGGGGCTGGCAACACCGCTGTTGGCCATCAATCTCTTTATAGTAATAAAGCAGGCCTGCACAACACCGCGACTGGATCGTGGTCTTTGTACGCCAATGACTCAGGTGATTCTAACTCTGCATTCGGAGTTAGCGCTCTTCGCCTTAATGAGACTGGCAGTGACAATGTGGCGTTTGGAAGCCAATCTCTATACGAAAACATAGCAGGAAGCTACAATGTTGCTGTCGGCAAGTTTTCCCTTATAAATGTTCTTGGAAACGAAAACGTTGGAATCGGATATAACGCTGGGTATTCGTCTACTGGCTCTGGAAGTGTATTTTTAGGCAATAAGGCAGGCTACAACGAAACAGGTAGCAACAAGCTGTACATCGCAAACAACCAAACAACCACCCCGCTTATCTACGGTGAGTTCGATAACAATATCGCAAAGGTTAACGGAGACCTTACGGTCCAAAACTCCGCTGCTGGAAGCAATCCTACGACAATCAAAGGTCATTCGGAAAACGTCACGGGCGAAACTATAGGCGGAAACCAATCGAGCTACTCTATACTAATAAAAGATGTAGGCACAAAAGAGGTAAAGGAACTGACGTACCAGGAGTTTATAACGTCTCTAGTTCTTTCTGGGGTCAACGACATTGTGGATTCGGGAGCTGGCACCGAAGATCAATTTCAACAAAACGGAGTTTTAGGAGACCTCAACGGCGACGGCGCTGTAGGTGCAGCGGACTTGCTTATATTTTTGACTCAGTACGGAGGTTCAGGAAACATCTTTGTTCAGCCTAGAGTTACTGTTGATTCCACAACATCAACAGATGTAAACCACACAGAAACATATCTTTCGTTTAACTCTTCAGACTGCACGGTCTATGCAGGGACGATAAACACAAATCTGACCACACCGAACAGCATCATATTTAACTCGAACGCAAACGCATACCTTTCTGCATACCCGAACAAATACATTAAAATTCACGCCTCCACGCAAGCGGTTCCGTTGCTATATGTAGACGTAGAAGAAAATGGAGAATATGTCGCTGCAGGAGCAAAAATAACCGTG